GCAACCCAAAAAGTTGCGTTGCTTACGCCCATTCCAAAATATTTAGCAGACAAAATACCAATGCCATCAACCAGCGCAACTGTATTTGGTTCACCTGTAATTGAAGACGAGTAACCATCTAAGTTGTTAGCATTTTCAGCATATGCTGCACTAGCAACGCTTAATGATGAAGTACGGTATGTACGAAGGTATGCGTCACCACCACCATTGGAACCCCAAACTCTGTCAGGGCTTGACTGATTATATTCATCGTATGGTGCTCCACCTGCGTTGATATACCCAGTTTGTAGATAACCATTTCCGTCAGTCCTAACTACCTTGTTAGACTCATTATTACGACCACCATGCACTGCCAAATTAGCAACCGTGGTTGCGTTACTGGCATTGGTAGCGTTAAAATTGCCACTACCATCACGTAATACCAAAGTATTGGCTGTTGCGCTGTTGGTTGCTTCAATGTACGAAGAAATGTTTTTCCAAGACCCTGATGCCTGTTTTACCCATAACATTGTCTGACCATTGGCAGTAGCACTTGTGTCCAGCCATAAGTCACCAATCTTTGCACTTGTGGCACTACCATCAGTATTGGTAATGGGGCTAAAGGCTTTTACCCATGTCTGGTTACTATTTAAAAACAGACGCTTATCAACAATGTGGCTACTATCAATATAACCAGATACCCCGACACCAGAACGATAGACAGCAGCAATTACTACGTCATTTTCGGTAATAGCAGGAAACTCTGGGTTTGTTGCACTTGTAGTGCCTGCAATAACTACAGCAGAACTTGCAGTTGGTGATGATGCTCGGATAACTACCAAGTCAAAACGAGGGTTGGCAGTACCTTCCCCTAAAGAAAGGGTGATGCTGGCTGAGGTGTTGGCATAATAAACACCATTAATAAAAACTTTATAAGGGTCAATTCTTACAGAGTTACTAATTGTCTCTTCAGAACGAACACGAGCATTGTTAGCGAAGTTTGTTGGGTCATAAACCACACCATTAGATGGGTTACCCAAGATTTGAAAATCTACACTATCGGGCTCTGCCTGGTCGCCAACTTCCTTGTTTGTTACAGCATCAGTGTAGTTGGGAATGGTAAAGCCCATTAGTTACCTCATAAGGTGTCGTAGATATTTCCGTTGGTCTTGAGGTACTCATAAAGGTCTGCGGGGATGTGGAATGTCTTTCCGTCCTCAAAGTTGTACTTCTGTGTACCCCAATGCATAAGCCAAGTGCCCTTAATGCGAGCACGGCGAATGTTTGAATCAGTAGGAGGCTTAGAAACGACAAATTCTGTTTCTTCCTCTTCAACTGGTTCTGCAAAGATATTGGTCTTTTTGGTGGTCATATTGACTCCTAGTTTCTGTAACGTAAATTGTTGTGTTGAAGGGAGGGTCTTAAGGGACCCCCCCTCCGACATCTTAGTAGATTGCAGGCTCCTTATTAGGAGATTGCGCCACCCTTGGTGTTGATAAGCACACGGGATTCTGCGGTGATGACACCAAAGCCCCAGATTGCGTACCATGACAAACCGTGCTCACGACCGAAGTCAATGACACCACCGTCACGGAGTTCAACTGGAAGGGCAATTGCCTGACCGAATGCGTTGTCACCAATCATGATTGCTGAGTACGAGTCAGCAGTTGGGTCTTGGTAACCGTTTGTACCTGGCGAAAGGTCAACAACGTCAGTTCCAGCGGTTTGACCCTTAAGAACCTGTGTGGTCTCAATGAACACTACGTCATAGATACGACCGATTTCACCGAGCATGAAGTTACCTGGAGCGGCATACTTTGTTACTTCAATGAATTCTGGCCAGTCACGAAGCGCACGGCTCTGTGATGGGTGTACGAAACAAACGTAGGTGTCACCAAGGCGAGGAATGTTCTGACCTGCGAGAACTTCAACTGCGTCCTTAATGGCAGCAGGCGAAAGCCAACCAGGGTTAGAAGCGGAACCAAGGGTACCTGCATCGTATGGAGAAATAGAGCCACGGCTTGCAGCAGGTGTGCGACCAAAGACCACCGAAGGTGCAACGGCTGCGCCGCCACCAAATGGGGTACCTGGTGAGTACAACGTGTTACGAGCCTGGATGTCCATGGACTGTGCCATGTGACGACCGAGGAGGCGTGAAGAAGAAGCCATAACGTCATCAAATGATGCGTTAAGAAGGAGTTCGGTGACTGCAACAGCCTGACCTTGTTCCTTAACGGTGATTTGAATCTGGCTTGCGGAAAGAGCGACTGGCTCCATACGAACACCTTCAGTCAGTTCAGCACCAGTGGCTTCGCTAACAGAAAGGTTGTTATAACGCATGAAGTTAATCGTGAGACCAGGCATAACGCCGAGTTCCGTCTTCTTAACAGCGAACTGCTCAAAGCGGAGTACTGGCATTGCTTGGAACAAGATTTCCTTGGACCAGATTTGCTGAATTGCTGGGGAGAGGGTACTGTCACTTGAGTAACCAGTCGTGGTAATTGAACCAAGACCAGCACCTGTGATAGCACCACCTTGTGGGGCGGGAAGGGCCATGAGTTTATCCTCCTAGGATAAGGGTTGTTATGTTTTAGTACCTGCCCCGTGAAGGGCGGGCGTTGAGGAGCCTGTCTCGCATCTTCATGTACTGGTCCATCGGCATGTTGCGGATATCCTCCGCTGTCAATGATTGGTATTCCGTCTGAGTTTCCATTGGCCCAACAGGGGGAGCCGTTACTGGCGCACCCCGCAAACGACCTTGCTGTTGCGCAGTCGCTTGCTGGATTGATTCAATAATAGCATTACTTCTCTCTGTAAGCATTGCAATTGAATTTTCAATCTCTTCTTCGGTATTTCCAAAGACGAGGTCTTGTAGTTCAGGGATGATGCTGTCGGCGGCATCCTGAACACGACTATTACGGTATGCAGTGATTTCCTGAATACGGCGTTCTTTTTCAAGGAGTGCTTCTTGAGCCTGACGCTGGGTTTCAATGGCATCAATACGAGCCTTGTAATCCTTCTCAACGTCATTAAAACGCTGGGTCCACTCATCTTCCTTCTTAAGGAGGAGTTCTTTAGCACTGAGTTCATTAACCTCACGTTGCTTGATGAGTTCCTGCTCTTGCTTTGCACGCTCTTCGGCTTCTTTACGAGCAGCCTCACGCTCTGCGGCAATAATTGCCATTTGCTCTTCCATGCTCTTCACACGGGTATCAGCCTCTTCAAGACGCTTGTACATCTTGTCCTTTTCCTGCTTGCGGATGTTTTCTACTTCATCCTCAGAAAAGACTTTAGAGTTGCTTCTCTTCATTGCATCCTCTACGAACTGCTCCACTTGTGGAGCGTCAACAGGGACGGAAATAATGTCCCCTTCAGGGACGTTAGGGTTCTTTGCCATGGTGTTACCTACCTTGTTAGTTTGGCTTATCTGAACTAATTTAATGAAACGTTTTACTTGTCTTCGTCAGGATTACGGCGCTGGGCGAACCTGGCTCCGTATGCCTTTGCAACTATTTGATTTACAATTTCCCCTTCCATGGGCATTGCTGCACCAAGTCCAGGCATCGGAGCGGCTGCGCCATCCGATGTATTAACATTACCATCTCCAGCAGGAGCAGGTTGAGCACCCCCGTCAGGAGTTGGTAACATACCCGTGGCAAGCATAATTGCTTGCTGAATCTGTGCACGCATCATGTCCAAGGCACCTTGGTCAATAGCGTCATCTTGCAGTTCTTCAAAGATTTCAGCCAACTTCTCACGTGGGAATTCTTCGCCAAGGATACGCAATGCGCCTTCCTTGGATTCAAGACCCAAGCCCATCTTGGCCTGTACTTCATTAAGTTTGATAAGAACATCAACAGGGAGTGGCTCAGGCCAGTGAATACTTGTTTTATAAGTAAGGGGGTCGGCTGGGTCCAACTGGGTGAGTTGGTCACGCTCTGGCTGGTAAGCCTTACTTGGGTCATAGGTAAATGACCAAGGTTCAAATACTGCCGCTGTGCGGATAATGATTTCGTTAATACGCTCAAGACCCTTAGTGAAGTGAATTTTCTTCATGCTGTAGCGGTTCATCATTGGCTGGTACTGAATAGAAAGAGCCACACCAGAGGTATTAGAAATTGGTTGCATCTGTCCAAGGGCCGTTTCAGGAACCCCTGTAATTTCATGCATGGTACGTTTCAGAAACTGAACGTATTCCAAGGCACCTGACATCTCACCACGAGACTCAAGGTTGTATACATTTGCGTCCTTGGGAAGACCTGCCCATACTTTCTTAGGTCCACGCTCTAATTGAGAAGCCTTGGCTCCAGTGATAATTGTCACAGGAGATGCGTGGTAGTTAATGATGTCAGAAACTTCAACCATTTTCTCATTGAGTTCACGGTTAAGTGGGATGATGTCCCAAATGTCTGACTGACCCCAAGGAGACGAAGAAATAGTTGTGTTAGGAATGTGTACAACAGGAATCTGACCAAGTGCATTTGGGTACTGGTCAATTAATTCATCGTTGACAAACTGCTGAACCATATCATCAGACAAAATCTCAGTAAAAGTATAAACCTGGCGAGTTCCTTCAGGGGAAGTTCCCCAGAAACGGTACTTCAACTTAAAACGAATCAAGCGGTCACGGTCATGGGGGTGGTACTCAGGGAAGCAATGTGCTGGGTTCAACGGAATGATACGAATACGACCTTCATGTTGAAGACCTACAGAGTCAACATAAGGTTCTTCGTAGGCAACTTTAACAAAGCAGTCACCTGTAACAGAAGCCAACTGGCCCATCTCCCACAGTACATAATGCTTTGAGTTATCTCCATCCCAAACTTTGTGCAGTAGTGGGGGAATGATTGCTGCGTTTTGTTCAGGTACATGAAATTGAATACCTTTACCAAAGCAAAAGTTTGTAATGTAGTCCGACATGGTACGGACATAGTTCATGTAGAACTGGGATTCACCCATCTCACGGCGATACGACCAGTGGTGACCAAGGTACCAAGCCCACGCAGCACTGTAACGGTTCAGGCGTGGACCATGAACCTCAAATTCTTCATCTGCGAGTTCCACCAATCCCAAGGGGCTGATGGCAACGGTAAGGTCGCTAGATGCCGCTCTATAAGATGGTGACCAAAAGTCAACTGCCATGTTTTAGACCCTACTACAGTTTTACTGTGCGGTCTTCTTAGGTGCTGCTTTCTTTGCAGGTGCTGCCTTCTTAGCGACTTCCTTCTTTTCTTCAACAGCGGCAGTTACTTCTGCAACAATTGTAGGCAGTTCCTTGGAAGCCTTAGAGAAGAAAGCGGCAGTTCCTTTATCACCAACGAGGGTGCTTGCGTAGGCAAGACCAGTAATGACAAGTGGCATGATTGCTGCTTGTGCGCCTGGGTCAATATTTGCCTTAGCGAGGAAGTAAGAAAGTGCGCCAACAACTGCACCCTTAAGAGTTTGGTCTGCGACCTGTTGGTTCTTGGTAGCCATGGATGCTCCTTGTGATAGGGTATCCTTAATGATACTTTATCTGAAGACTTATTGCTCTTGGACGTGTGCATAGAATGGAGGACCAGTATGCGGGTCATAATGCGCAGCAACAGTGAGCGCCTTAAGGGCAAGACTTTTCGCTTGTGGAGCGGTCAACTTCTTCTTGGGAAAGAGAGCCTTAAGAGCACCCAGTGCGTATGGTCCCCCCGTCCCAAGAGCATAGAGACCATTGTTATCGGAAGTCCAGGAGTAATCGCTGTCCACAACGTAGATGGTTCCATGGATTGCCACGAGGATTGATGACCCTTGTTCAGCAATATGGTCTGATTGGTCATTTGTAGGGGATGAGTAACCTTGTGAGTCAAAACACTCACGCAGGTCTGGGATAAAACGACTTGTAAAGAACTTGTCTAATCTGACACCCATTGTGTTTGCTGGAGGTGTTGGAGGGCTGAATACATGGTGAAGAATGTTAATTGCACGCATATCTCCAGCCGCTCCGATTAGGTACTTGCCATGTTTGGCAACCTTGCCAGAACCAGGGCGCACAGTTGTAATACGTGACACAAACCCATTGGAGTCTGTGTCCGACACTCGTGAGTCATTTGCGACTATGGCATAACCATCGCCTTGGATTCCAACAATAGTAGTCATTCCCCAAATACCTTGCCCTTATAAAACATTGTTCCATCATGGATAGGGAGCATTTCAGGATGAAACGGACCTTCTCCTTCTTTGAAGTGAATGATTCCCAAACCCTGTTGCCAGTCTTCTACGATTGTAAGTGGGCGACCATCAAGGTCAATACCACCTTTAGTGGAAGGCACTTCACCAGACACACGAGCAAGGCAACCAAATGAAATAGCGGCTACTGTTTTTGCACCATCCCAATCTTGACGAGTGCGCTCCGCCCATTCACGGCGGTGGATATGTCCGTACACTACAGAAACTTTCTCAGTACCTAAATACTTGTGAGCAGTAGAACCACCAGAAGCAACTTTGTGGCCGTGAATAATCTTAATGCGATTATTAAGCCACAGTTGACTTGCAGGGTATCCAGCAAGGTACTCAACACCAAACTCGTCTAGACGGCACAGGAAGGGAACAGAGAGCACAGGGAAACTATCTGGCTTGTTTCCTTGCTTCAAACCAAATGATGCTTTTGCATTATCCAAGATTGAGTTTGTGAGACGTGCTTCGTGGTTACCTTCAATCCACACAATGCGAGCGTATGGTGCAGCGTCCCGTAGACGTGCACAAAGCGTAGTCATGTAGTCAATGGTTGCTTGTGTAGTCAGTGCATAAGCAGGACTTAACCGATACTTACCAAGTTCTGGAAAGTCTGTGTTGTCACCATTTAAGGCAATAACATCAGGCTTTTCTGACTTAACAACTGCTACTGCATAATCCACAGCAACGGGGTCATGTGTGGAAATCAGACTTCCGTCTTTTCCTCTAAAGAAACCTGCTTGAATGTCGGGAAGTACAACGCACTTCTTCCAATCAGAGATAGAAGGTTTTACAGTAACTTTAGGGAGTTTGATTGCGGGACCTTGACGTACTGGGTCCCATGTTGGGCCGACTTGAGGATTAAATTGCTCAGTTAGCCGTCCCACAACCGCAACTTCCATTAATGTGACGCTGAATACTACTTGTTGAAATTGTGTGTCCTAGATTTTTAAGAACACGATGCAACCATGACACGCTGTAAGTCTTTGACTTACCATTGCCATTGTCTGTACGAATTGCATCTACAACTTTGTCAAGAGTTTCTTGGTCTTGCTCATCCAACTGTGGACGAATACGCATCAACTTACAGTCGCTGTTATCCCGTCCTGCTTTTGGATTAGCGAAAGCCTCTGTGAGGCTCATGGGCTTTTTGTCGTCCATATTTCCTAACCTTAGTTCTAATCATGAACTTATACATGATTGGGGTCAGGATTATGTTAGCAGATTACTTTTTGAGGTGCCAGTCAATATGGTCGTCAAGACGCTCCCCGACTTTTTCCACACTGTCTTGAACTTTATTTAATTTCAACATAACAGCACCATGGTCGGCAGAGTTTTTGTTCTTCATATCTTTAAACTCTTTTATAGCAATTCCTGTAATGGTCCCCACTAAGCCGATAACAGCGACAATGATGGAAGCGATTGCAGGGTCCATGGTTTAGAAACCTGCTGCTCCACGGCGAGAACCACGTGTTGGTATAGGCAAGTTAACAGGGCGAATAAACCCAGACTCATCAAAAACACCACGCTTACCACCCTGAGTGATTTCCTTAGCACGCAAAGCAACTACACCACCAATTTGTTCGTCTTCTACACGGATGTCATGTAAGTCACCGACAGACTGGCCATTTTGTTTTACCACGGGAAGTGTGGTTGTTGCTCCAGAACGGTCACCAAGGGTCACGTTATCGGGTACTGGGTCACCCTTCTTCATGTTAAAAGGTACTGCGATATTACGAAAACCACGTGCTGTTTGAGTATTTACAATTTGGTTGATGCGTCCAACGGTTGTACGTTCGGTAAGGCTATGAATCCATTCGTAGTTATCATACTCATTAGGGTCTTCATGGTCTACAACATCACCAGTATTAAACTTTGTGTATTCACTGAAACGTGTGTTCGGGCGAGAACCCAAAATAACAGCACCTGCGGCAATACGGTGCCAACCGATGTCAGAAGTACCATTAAGGCGCATTACAGGATTACGACCTTCACGGGCTGCTACACGCTCACGCATAGCAATTTGGTTGTGCAGAAGGCCAAGGTACTTAGCGGGTTCTTTCCAAGCCATAGCAGTACGTGCTTCTTTAGCAATCTCACCTGACGCAAGGCCTAACTGACCAGAACCACCTAGACAAGCAGCAGTGCAACCTTTTGTGTTAGAGCCACAAGTATTACAACCAGGGATTTTTGAAGAGCCAGCAGGCTGTAGGTATTGAATCCACTGATGTGAACCCATAACGCCTTCAATACCTGAAGAATCATTCATGTCTAATTTTGTGCTGCTACCAAGTAAATAAGGCTTGGCACCACCACGCATGAGCCTTCCAGCCTTAGAAGTTCCTGTAGTGTCCCGTGAAATAGCACCAAAAGTTCCCTGTGCTTCTGCAAGACCTTGACCTGACGAATACTTTAGTATCTCAGCCTCAGACACTTCACCAAGACGGCGTTCTAAACTTGAAATTTTGTCAGCCATTATTCATCAACTCCGTCAATGTTGTCTTGGTTAGCCATGCGATAAGCAGCCAACCCCTTCTTTTCCCAACGGCTTGGTCCGCCTGACTTGTAGGTCAAACGAGATGGGTCATTGAGTTTTGTAGATTTAAACCGTTGGGGCTTAAATGCGTCCAATGGGTCTGTAAAGATTTCACCGTTGCCAGTTAGTCGGCGCTGACGGTCAATACCACCCTTTGGGCTTCGGCGTGGTGGTACAAATGGGTTATGAATAGACGTATTTGCTTCAAAGTATTTGTAATGTGCCGCAGATTCTACAAAGGCCATACGCCGAGCAGCCGCTACTGGCTTGAAGTTATACGTTGTCTTATAACCAGCGTATACTGCTGCAATAGGTATACCACCTGGGACACTCTGAATACTTAGCGACTGTTGGTACGGTGCTGGTTCAGAGGTTTCGGCGGCACCAGGCTTAGGTGCTTCGCCGTAGTTCATTATTTAGTCAAATACTACAGTTGGGTTTGGACGGTTCATGTGTCCACCCGTGTTGTACTCATACTCAAAGGTTGGCATGCCGTCACCAGCAACTGCTCCCTGAACAAACTCGCTGAGAACAGCAGGTGCTTCAATCCACGAAGCAGCACCAACGTGAGCACGCTCACGCATGGTCTGCTCTGGGTGCTTGAAGACCATCTCAGGGTTGTTATGGTTCATGCGCATTGGCGATGGTGCAGTGTCACTGTATGCGCCCTGAGCAAAGTCATTGGGGACATCGGTGTCAGTTGCGACACCCTCTTCAAAGCGAAGAGGTCCCTTGTTCATTGGGATTGACGGGGCAAAGCCACGTTCAAACATGGTGGGCGACTTCTCAGGGAACATCGGTGCGGGTGCTACGTTCACAAAATCCTCCAAAAGGGACTGGGGTTACTTATCTATAAGGTTACCATAAATCAACGGAAAAAAGGATTATCTGCCACCAAGATGGTCGGCATGGTGTCCTGCACCGTCATATGGCAGGCGATAGCCAAACTGTCGGGGTAGTCATCAAATGCACCCTTTTCATCGGGAGCAGCCGCCAACATATATGGACCTCTATACACTTTTTCAAGGTCTGACATCTGCTGGTTGAAACGTTTCCATGTGCGCACACGCCGAGCCTTAGAGTGTCCTGGAACAACCAACTGGTCACGCTGAATAAGTTCTGTTAGGTGTACCCATCGTTCATTTTGATTCTTAGCGTCTGAGGTAATAGCCATAACCTCAACGTCAGGGAGAAGGATTTGCAGACGTTCCGCCACAGCACCACCTACACCCTGAGCGTCCACCCCAATACGAAGACAGTCGTAGTTACGTAGGAAGTCAATAATCTGGAAGTACTGAGACTCCCACTCTTCGTTGTTAATCTCAAGCCAGTTGAGGACACGATGCTCATAGAACCCAAATGGGTCTGGATGGTCCCAGTCAACCCACACGACAGTAACTACGGTGGAGTCATTAGAGCGGGCAACGTCAATACCTGCCACAACTGGTGTGCGCCACCACTGCTTCACAAGGTTCATGGAAGCGTCATACATGCGGTCTAGGCGCTCCTCAGTGACGAACATACCCTTTTCAAGAATCCAACGGTTGCAATAGGACATCTGGAATTCGTCAGAGTCTTCACCAATACGCAACTTCTCCTTAGAGATGAAGTTCATGTAGTTCTTGTTGTACTTGGCGGCAACTTTCCAGTCGTATTCAAAGTGCTGCTGTCTTTTTGTTTTACCGCCTACAGACCTACGCTTGTTGTACTGAATCATCTTGTAGAAGTAAGACTTGTAGCGAGTGGCAGTTCCTGTAAGACAGATAGAACCGTTGTTGAACGCCAACATAGGCTTGATTGATTTAGCAATCATGGTCTCATCGGCTTCCTGAGCCTCGTCAATAAGGACGAAGTGGTAGGTCTTAGATTCAATCTTGGCCTTAGGGTTACAAGTCTGCATACGACAGAGTGACCCAGCATTCTTCAGGCTGATGAGTTTGCCTTTACCACGGGAGCCACCAGAGGCTGCCTTATCATCAATTTCTGGGTCAAGAAGGAATTCAAGTGCGTGGTCGCTGGTCAACTTGGTAACAATACGACTGAACACGGTATCGGCTTGGTCTTCTGTTGGTGCAAACACACCGACCCAAAAACCCTTCTCAAACTTTCCAAGCCATGTTGGGTAGACCTTTGCCAACTTGGGAAGGATAACCATGAGCGAAGCACAAACATTGGAGAGCACCTCAGACTTACCAGACTGACGAGTTGCTACGACTGTAATTTCTTCACCATCACCAATTACGATGGATTCAATCAAGCGATATGCAATAGGAACCTGATAAGGGAATAACTCCACATCACAGAATTCTTCTGTGAAGATAATTAGCCTCTTAACTAGGTTGTCAAGAAACTCAGCGGAAGTTTCATCAAGGTCTTCCGCTTGCTCGTATTCGTCAATGTCTGATTCATCAAGTGCTGTCACGCATTAAAGCATACACGAAGGGGCGAAGTCGGGGGTCCCTACACAGGAGGGAGGAAAGTAGGGACCCCCTGGAAGACTCGGCGGAAAGGAGAACACCGAAATCTTCGTTCTTTACACAATAGCACCTAGTGGTTACTATTTGTCAATAGTTCTATTAGAAATTTCTTCCCAAAGGTCATTTAGCACATCAATTGCTTGGTGCACCTCTTCTATTGGTGCGTCCTTGTAACGCCAAGCGTCAAATGTTCTACCAACATTCATAAGTGTAGAGTCCATCCAAGACAACAATGACGGAGTATCAAGTTTTTTAACACGGGGTGGAAGTTCTTTACTTGGTTTGTCACGCTTCCAAAGCATCACCATGCTCCAATTTCTTCAGGTGCGGTTTCCATAAACCTACCACCTACAACGGACAGTTCACCATCAATGGAGTTTTTGTAATGTTGTTTGTGACAAACACCAATTTGGAAGGTGCGCTTCCACAAGTTAATGTGAAGGCCCTTACCAATACGCCAAGGTTCATCAGTTTCTTTCATAAAACCAATGCTCACAAGTGGTGTGCCCTTGGGCACGTAGTCACGGGTAATCCAATAAACAGGACCTACAACTTGCAGGATGTTAAGAGTGTCTTTTAGGACGATACGTCCAAAGGTGTTAGCCGTGATAACACAAAGCCAAATACCTTGAGAACCCCAAAGACTTAATGCTACGGGTGATAGTAGGAATGATGCAACAAAAAGGCTCAATGAGCCGTAACCAATTAACTTTTTCATATTATTTACAAATCAGAACAGAATCTTCCGTATTCCTCACTAGCAGGGTCAACTTTTGTAGGGCTGTGTGCGTCCAAAGGGTTGTTAATGAAACGGCCTTTGGAGTTTGAACCACGAAATTGTTCGTAGATAGCAACAGGTACATTAGTATACTTATAAGTTGCATCACCATTTTGTCTCTTAGATGGTCTTGCAAACTTTACATAGACAGTACCAGTATTGATAATGGTGTGCCCTAAGAATTGGTCAGTAGTTCTAGAACCTGGTACAAACTTGTGAGATGCAACACGGGTACTCTTACTAGG